TGCTACTCTTAGCAGGTGGGTAAACTTTTGTAACCTCTCCCGTAACTCCGTTGATAATATCAAGTCCAGAATGAGGCACCTTTTTTAAAAAATCTTCCATATCCTTTTTTCTCTTACTCGCATCATTATAGTCAGCCATAATTTCCTCATATGCAGGACTTTCGCATTTGCTAAAGTCATACTTAACTCCGACCTCACGAATGTTAAACTTTGCACTCATATACTCAAAGTCCTTGCCATTTAATACGGCTGCTTGTAATACGGCATCTTTGTAGTCCTTGTTTGCCTTTAGGGTTTCGAGCATATCCTCTAAGGCTTTAACCTGAAGATGTGTTTTAAGCGGGTCAAGTTCCCCTGCGTTTAATCGTTCAATTAATTGGTAGGTAAACTCAGTCCTTTGCTCTTTTGTTGTTTCGAAGATTTGTTGAAGTTCCATTTGTTTATTTTTGGTTAAAGGTTTGGTTGTAGTATTCTTCTCCTGCTTCTCTATATCCATATACTCCATCTATCTTACCATAATAAGCATCTATTATCTGCTCTTTTTCCATTTGCTTGGCTTGTTCAAACTCCTCATCAAGTATAAACTCCTCGTATGCTGGTCTGTTATCATATAACTCCTGTAACCATTCTACTGCTGTTTTCATATTGTTTCTGGTTTGTAGTTATCTACATCAAAGAAGCCTATTTTAGCTGCATCTTCTGGTTTACGCATTCTACGTTTAGAAGGCTCATAACCTTTATCCTGGCAGTAGGTAAGTATCTCTAAGTAAGTAGCATCAATGTTAGACATCATTATACTAATCGGCTCACTTGCGTAATATTTGTCTATATATTCTTTTGTGCTTTGGGTCATAGTTTTTAATTGTGTAGTCAGTTAAGGCTGCCATTACAAAACCTGTTGCAATTAGCAGAAGGCAGATAGCGTAAATCATTTTGAGTAGATGTCTTGTAATTGCCCAATAAGGTAACAAGCTACTAAAAATACGGCTAAAAGTTGTGCGGTTTCTTTTTTCATTGTGTTTGTGTTTAGTTAGTTAAATTGTGCGTTGAATAGTCGCACCCCTATTTTCGATTGCTTAATATATAAAACTATATTCTCCATTCCATCTTGGAGAAGAAGGGTCTGAATCATTATAGTATGCAGCATCCATAGCCTTTTCTGCCTCAAACATATTATCATAAGCTGCCGCACCTGCTCTTGAATAGCCATTCCAACCTTTTAGCTTATTAGCGCATTGGCTAACTCTTTTTTGAGCTTGTTGCATTTCATTTAAAACAACAGGCATTTTAAACCAATCTTGCTTTAATAACCATTGTTGATAAGAAGTAGGTGTACTTAAAAATTGCTGACCTTTGTACTTACCGAATTTTAAAGTGAAGTTTTGCATAAAAAAATGTTTTGTGGTTAATTGATATATCAAATATACAACCTTTACACATTGCACAATCAAATGAGCAAACTTTTTTTTAAAATTGTTATGAGCGGTAAATATAAAGTATAAACGGTAAATTATAGGAAGGCGTACCTACCCGTGCCACGTTTAAGGCTGAAGTTCTGCCAAGCTAAAGCCAAGCTTATAACTGCGTCATCGTGATAACCAGAAGGGGCAGAATACTTAACGCCCGTTGCCCCATATTGATATTCGAATATTTCAAGCTCTTGGGTAATAATGCCATCTGGATAACCAATCTTACCTTGGTGTATTGCCGATTGCAGCCCTTCCATTAGTTGTTGTTTACTTGTACTTGTAAACTTTAAGCCTTGTATCATTACCCCTTCTCTTTGTAAGTCCTCAAGGATAGGGTCGCCAACCCCCGTACTATCGACAAGGATAGGGCATTTAGGCAGCCTAATTATAGTTTGCTTGGTATTGTGCCAATCCATTTGAAAGCGGTCAAAATAAGCCACGTTTCCATCTTCGTCTAAACCTACGATAACTGTCCAATCAACCGACTTTGCAAGGTCAATACCAAAAGCCACAACTGGCATACTACTTACAGGGTGTATACAATTACGGATAAACTGTGTACCAAAAGGGTTTGCTGCATTTTCGGCAGGGTTTGCCATATACTCTTGCTCGAATACAACTTCGGGCAGTTGCTTCCTTGCATCGTCTATCTCATTCGGGTCTATGTAAGGGTTATCGTATGTAGTAAACTTAAAGCTTTGCCAATCTGGTTCGGCTTTACTAAACAAACTATAAAAATAGTTCTTACCTCTTGGCGTACTCAGGAATATAGCTTTACCCTTGTAGTCAGTTAAGGTAGGTCTTATCGAATTTAGCCACCCATCTTCAAGGTTAGGTATAAAAGAAGCCTCGTCTATTACGGCTAAGTGAAACTTTAAACCACGAAGATTGTCTAACCTTTCGCCCGTAAAGAAACGTATGCTACCACCCGTAATAAAATTAATAACAAGGTCGCTCTCGTTCTTAGAATATATCTCTAATGGCAATAGGTCTACTATCTCCTTAAAGAATATCTTTCCTAATTGGTAAGTAGGTGTTATGTAAGCTACACGCTTTTTATTAACCGCAGTTTCTATGCTTATTGTTTGGCTAATCAAGGACTTACCAAACCTTCTACCTGCCATCATTACAATAAATCTACTATCGCAGTCAAGTACTTGCTTCTGCGCAGGGTGTGGATTATGTAATTTCAAGCCTACTGTCTGCATTATCTATCGTAAGTTATTTTAATCTCGCTTACTTCGTGTTTGTTTTCTGACTTCTCTACTAAGCTATTTAATCGCTGAGTTATGCTTGGATTGTAAACCCCTGCCATACCGCCTTCGATTTGGTCTTGCCTAATTGTTTTCCTAATACGCGAACAGATGCTACGAAATTCCTCGTAAGCATTATCTGTGTTAGCGAAATATCTATCTATATTGCTCACAATACCTTGATTGTAACAATAGTTTTCAAAGCCTTCAATGGTTAAAGGTCGCTCTCTTAATCTGTAAACTTCGTCTCCGTCTTTGCCTACGAAATCGTGTACTCTAATAGGATTGCTTTTACAATATTCGCAATACTCGGTAAAGTATTGAAGCATTAACTCAGGCGTTTCTATTGATTTATGTCTACCCATCTATCTTGTTTTTATAGTGTTGGCATATCCTATCCATTACGGAAAGGTAATATGTGTTAAAATCTTTGTAGCCTTCGTTGTCTTGTTCGTATGTCTTGTATAAGATGCCCCTTAATCTTTGGCTCGGTGTCTTAAAGGTGTCTGGGTCTGCCTTTAGGTTTTCTATTATGTCTTGCTCTTCTTTACTAAACGGCTCTTCTTTAATTGCTAAGTAGCAGAACTGTTGGTTAAGTTGAAATATATCCGCAGCATCTTTAGGACTTAGTTCTTGGGTTGCTAAAGTTAGTTTGATTGTTTTGTCTTTGCGTGAGGCTATGCTCTCTACTTGGCTTGATAATAATATCATAGTATTCCATTAATTATGTCGTTTGCTTCGTCTATTGCATCTTCTTGGTCGAGGTAAGTATCTACGTCTGCTATATGCTTATTGATTAAAGTTTCTGCCATAGCATAGGTGTAGTGTCCTATTGTGGTCATATCATCTCCGTTTTTACCCGTCTTACATACCGCAAGGAAGTAAGCTTTGTGGGTTAAGAGTAGCCATATAGCGTTTAACTTTCTCATCTGCCTTGACCTCTATATGCTTTTTCTCTGGGCGTGTGCTTGTTAAAGGACTTCTTTGCAGAACCTCTTTTGCGTTTCCCAAAGCTAACTTTGTTATTGTTCTCTTTAATCTTTGCCATAATTCTTTGAGTGTATGTCTTTTAGTAACTCTTTATATTGTTTTTTGTCTCCGTATTCTATGTGGCACTTCCTACACAATCCCATTAGGTTTTCAATCGTGTCTTTGTCTTTGCTGCCACCCATTCCCCTCGCCTCAATATGATGTATGTCTACCGCTTGTGAGCCACACACTTCGCAAGGAATGAAGTCCGTTTTTTTATACCCCATTCCCTGCAAATAAATTTGTGTGTGTTTCTGCATACTTTCCCCATTAAATTTTCCGTTAGTTAATAATAAAAATTTAAGTATGCAAATTATTTTTGATCTATTTCTTTTAGTTTGTTAATCGCCCATTCAACACCTGATGTCCCACCCCATGCGTCCCACATTAACCCACCACAACCTTCGCTATAAGGTACATCTTTGTGTTGTTGGTGTCTTTTAAAGGAAGCCATACGAGCAATAGTATCTCTACTAATCGGCTCACGATTTGCCAACTGCCTTGCCCTTGCCTTACCAGTTGCTTCTCCGCAAGAACCCCAACCATTTTTCTCAGCCCATTCTATTGCCCTCTTTGCATTGTTAGTAGCTGACTCAGGATAGTCGGTATAGCTATCCGCAAACTTGCCATATGCAAGAATAGCTTTCCAAACTTGCATAGCTTTTTCTTCGGTATTGTAAACACAACCTCCGTTACCTATTCTCCATTTTCCTGAACTGCATTTATATATTGGCATCTATTAGTTTTGTATAAATATACTTTCGGTCTAAATTTATCTCATCAAAGTTATACTTCTTTTGGCAGAACTCAAATAACTTTTGTCCGCTTTCCTTTCGCATATCCCCATCGCTTACCAAATCTTTAATATGTTTGTACCAATCCTTCTGGCTTTTAACATAATGCACTGGCATATCTAAATAAGGATTGACATGGCTAACTATGGCAGGGTTCTTTTTTGCAGCCGTTTCTAATACCTTAAGGTTGGACTTCATAGCGTTAAACTTGTTATCTACCAAT